TTAATTAATTTTTAATTCATGTTTCATTATCGCCATCCTCATAGCGAGGCGGTTTTTCTTTGTTGTTTCAATTTTCTCGACTTCCTTTTCGGTGACTTTGCCCTGAACATGATCGAGAACTTCCTGCACGGTCATATTTCTCACGTCCCTCATGCTGATATGCTCCGGCATGAAACGCATGAGATAGCCCATTGCGGCCTCAGTGTGATTTGCAAGTGATCTTCCGACTGCTTCCGGGTTTGAAGGTATGTTTACAATGGAAAATTCAAGAAGTTCCTGTCCCGCGAAGTGGTAAACCTGATCAGTAACATTCCCTTTTTCGTCCACGGTCTTTTTCAATTCCCCTTGTCCGACTTCCAGAAATCCTACAGATGTAGCGCGAAGGGTGCCATTCAAAACTTTGCGGAATATTTTTTCCGCTTGTGGGTTGATGTCCTTTGTTTCGAAAGTCACTTCACCGATCAGTAGGTCTTTTTCCAGGTATGCGCGACCGGGACCAAGCACATCGTCAGGGTTTGCGGCATTGCACATATTCCCTCCGTATACATTGTGCTGATACCCTACAATTGGGTTACGGTTGAAGTTTTCGAGATTCCACCCCTTCATGTTTAGGATGCTGTCGTGACGGTCCCGTGCGGCCGAGGAAATGATAAACTCCACCGTTCTGGTTTCCTCTGCTTTCGCGCGGTCGAACTCCCTTATATTTCCGAATGCAAATTTTTTCATGCTGCTTTGTCTGTTTGTGTTGGTTGAGCGGCTTGCTGCTGCCCGAGTAGTTCCACAGGCATCATTGTTCCGTTCATAAAGAACTTGTTGATAGGTTCGGTGCCCTCCATTGGCCATCCCTCTGCCTCGCGTGGTTCTGTTGGCTTGAGAATCCCAGTTTGAACTGCTGAGTTGTAAACCTCGTATCTGGTTTTGATGTCACCTTTAATGAGGTCATCGAGATTGAACTGAGTCATGAACTTGCCGCGCTCAGTTTCAAAGAATAGTTTTCGGTTTAGCTCCTGCTGGAATCTTTCAGCCCACGGAACAGCTACATCTTTTGCAAATGCGCGATCCTGCGCTTCGATGTTTGAGTAGTTTGCTTTTTCAAGATCCCCGATTTTATGTGGAGGTACGCGGAACCATCCAGCAATCTCCGAACGGTCGAATTTCTTAGACTCAAGAAACTGCGCATCATTCTGCGGTATTGTGAGCTGCTGGTATTTAACTCCTTCTTCAAGGACGATTGTTTTAAACCTGTTCTTTGCGTTGGAATGTTCTTTTGCCCATGAGGTTTCAAGATTGTTTTTCTCTTTTAGCCCAAGCTGACCAGGTGTCATCAATACGCCTGAAGCCTTTGCGCCATTAGCGTAGAATGCCCCTTCATGCTGTTGTTTTGCAAGTGAGTTTGCAAGGCTTTCACGCTGAATTGCCGCAGTGCTTAATCCAATCAATCCGGTTGTTCCGATGTTTTTTAAATGGATCATGTCATCGGCCATGATTATCTCAATGCCTTTTTCATGACTCCATTCGTAGTAGAGCTTTCCGCGTTCGGTCATCTTTGGTGTGACCTCATACTCAGGCAGGAGCTTTAATTCAATGGCGTTGGCGAATCGGTCGCGGACAATTTTAGAATAACCATTACCCCAGGAGCATGCCCACATAAGCATCGCTTGCACCCACTCAAATCTGTTGTAGTGTGGTGATGGTTCGGCATGAAGTAGCCAGTAATTTGGATGTGCGGTATTTGCGCGCGTGGCCTTGCCGACTTTTTCAACGACCTCAAGATCCATCGAGGCCATTGTCTCACCGATAACTTTAATGCAGGAATAGTAAGACCCGATGCCTAAAGCTTTTTCCTCAGTGACGATAATTTTTGCTGTGGTTTTTTCTTCCCCGCCATCCATGAATGAGGAAAGGGAAGTAGATGGATTTTCCAGGGAGGCGCGAAGCTCCGGATAGAAATAAGAAAGCGTATGCTTTATAAATCCTTTGGCACTCACCTTTGGTATTGGTATGATCCAAAGGTCCCGCGATCAACTAAGGATTTAGGTTAAAGACTTTAACTTTCGAGGATGGGCATAAAAAAGCCCGGGCACGTTGGGTAACGCCCGGGTGAAAATCTTCGCGTCATGTATTACCTTCAGACGCGCAAACAAATATAACTAAATTGTTAGTTATTCCACAACCTTGCCTTTGATACACATGTGTTTGTACCAATCGAAGGGGTAAATAGCGATCTTTTTACGTATAAAATCGCGCATTTGTGAGGTCTGTTGCAGTCTCATGGTACCTTTATACTCGTTGATCCACGGTGTTTCTCCCGGTTTCAGGCAGTCCAAAAGGAAGGATTTCTTCCATATTGAGGGCTGATGACTGACTAAATACTTGGATTTTACGTCAAAAAACAGGGTATTTTCCTCTAAAAAAGTGGTGTAAAATGTCGCATTTGGGCTGATTTGGAGGCGAAAAAGGCCTTTTTCGGTCATAATTTGCATCAATTCCGCGAGATTTGGCGGTGATTGTGTCGGCCAGTGGTCCTCCTGCATGTAAAGGACGTAATCTGAGGGTATTTTAATGAGCAATCGTTTTAACCGGTCGGACCATTCACCACAATCTGAGTAGATCATTTTAAACGGGACCCCTACCGTGTGTTTCGTCTGAAAGTCAGAACCCCAATAACTTTGTACGCCTTGAGGGTCCCAGTTCTCACGGAATGCTTTGTAATATCCGGGCCAAAGGTGAGCGTAGCCTTCAAAACTATGAACCAATAGCGATAAATTCATCCCAAGATATTAGGTTAAGTGCGCGTTGCCTGTTGTTATTGAATAAATCCCATGTCCAGATTGATAACGGCTCGTAAAGTATCTGATATTCTCTATCACCAGGAACGACCATACACCCATTGTCAATGTCAACCGTTCGCTTGCCTTTGTGAAGCAGTGATGCCGCGAATTTATAACATGATCCATTCCAGTGCCCGCGCGCGGTTGGCCGGGGCGCTATGGTATGTTCTTCTTTTTCCGGATTGCAGTCATGGAGTACAATGAACCCGTTTGGAGAAAGTATTTTCAGCGCGTTCTCGAAGTCTTTTTTTACTTGCTCTGCGGTGTGAAGGCCGTCAATGAAGATGAGGTCAAATTCTATCCCGAATGAAATAGTTTTCTTCATATAAGATTCATTGGAGACAAAAAGTCTATTAAATGGCTCCACTTCTTCTGAAATCGGACCGCCATCAGGATGCCTGTACTTCGTCACCATATCAAAGAACTCATCGGATGATTTACAGAAAGTTGCCTTTGCTGATGGATCAGGGTCTACACCGATTTTATCCGGGCAGTTAATCTTATCGAAATTCAATTCCGGAACCTGCACTCCAATCTCCAAATATCTTTGAAGGTCGTACTTCTCTGCAAGATGGTTGAGTAAGTCTGTCCTAGTTTTCATTTTCTTATTTTTAAAACTCCAATACCTCCCCACCAACTTGCTTCTCTGGCTTCAACGCTGGCCCCGGTAGCCCCTTTCAATTCGTAGTATTCTGTAATCTTGAAATTCAACTCCTTCACTGCGGTATGAGTGCCTACCTTTGTTTTATTCAAATCCCAATCATCTACAATCAACACAAATTCATCTGTGAGTACAGGGTGAAAATAACTGATTGCTTTATGCTGCGCCTCTACCGTGTGCAGTCCATCGTAAAAGTACAATTCTATTGGATTTTTTATTTTACTTAAATCCATGCGGAATGAATCTTCCTCGAAAAAATCAAACTTCAGCATAGAAGTGTTATTGAAAAACGTTTGTCTTTCGTCCGGCCTCATTGAAAAGTTATCCACCGCAGCCGCATATAAATGCTCGTTACCGTGTAGAGCCGCTCGTAATGTACCGCCAAGATAACAGCCTACCTCTAAATAACTTTTTGCTTGTGATGCTAAGTTATTTAGTAGATGGCGAACTCTCGGAGAACTAAGGCCGACAAGTTCACTCATTACCGTGGAGTCAATTTTAGAACTGAGATTATTAGCTCGGTCGATTGCTTGTTTTATATTCATTGTTTAAAAGAATTACATGGTTTTAGTCTCACTGGTCGATATCCTAACACTCTCAACATTTCGTTAAGATCATTCTCCAAAGTCTCAAATCTGAGAACATAATCAACCTCGCAGTCAAGAAAATATTCATCAGGTTTTATCATCAGCCCTATGTTGTCGGCACCAACTTTTATAACACCCTTTACTAAGTCGTCAAATGTCGCATACCTCCCTTTTTGATTCTCCGGTATAGTGTATCCGAATGTGCTTCTGATCCTGTCCTCGTATGGCCGGAATATTGTAAACAGCTTGTAGCCGGGGAAGTGTTCGCGGTAGAATGATGCTTTGAAATGCTTATCCTTTACAACCATGTGCAGGGCATTGCTCACACTGACCCCGCCCGTGCGCGGGATGTGGCAAAAGGCTAACTTACGCGCGTGGCATACCGGCATTACACTTTCAGTTTATTGTGATATCTCCTTGAAAATACATTGCAGTACGGATCGAACACGCTGCCAACGTCTATAAATGTGTGGTGAAAGTCTGCGAAATCGTCAATCAATACTTCACTCATCATGGAGGCCGCAAGCAGAACCACTGCGTTGTTAACTCCGTCTACATGGAACTCTATTTGCTGCCGGATTTCTTCGTATTGCAGCCAGCAGTCAGGCGATTGGATAATTATATGAACACCACCGGCAAAACATCTCGATAAATGCAATGGCCCGACTATTATGACATGTCGCCCATCAAGAGCCTTTGTAAACTTTTCCAATTCTCCGTCTATACTGGCATTGTGAAGTACGTCAGCGTTTACCCAATTAATATTTAAGCCTTTACAGAAATCTTTTATCTGCCCGGTCCGTTCGTAACTCATCGACAACGGCTGAATGCCTACTGTGTACTTTGGCTCTGATAAAATAACTCTGCGAAGTGAAGCGCCAAGATCAGGGAAGTATTTATGTCCGTCACAGTTCTGGCCGGGCTTGTTAAAGATGCAATTCCACTCGCCATCTCCGAACCGGGAAAACTTGAAAGGTTTATTGCTTTTCAGGTAGTCAAGTATTCGTGCGTAAGTCAGTTTTTCATCCTCCACGCCTTCCATATACCAGCGCCCGTTCTGCTCGTTCCTATACGCTTTAATTTGTTCCATAAAGTCTCGTTACCTCTTTTAGTTTTTCATTTCGCCACGGCTTACTTAAGTGTGGGATGTGGATAAATTCCTTTTGTGATGTGTAATCCCATTTTATAGATTCATGTACTCCGGGGTGCTTCCATTGAGCGTACCCGAAAGCAACTTGATCGCGGCAGGAGTATTTTTCTACCTGTTCCCACCATGTTTCGCAAAGTTGAATTGTTTTAGATTCTTTCTGTCGCATAAGAATGCCGGAAGAAATTAAGCCGTTGTTTTTGGGTACGCCTTCGTCCTCGTATGCTGCGTATTGCCTAGCAAGTTTGCCTGGGTCATCCTTTCTTCCTTTCATGCACGAAATAATATCAGTGTAAAGACAATCATCAAACGGGTGGCTTACTGTTGTGAACGGTGATTTAAATCTTCTCCACCACCGATTGAGGTCGATGTTAATTATAAAAGTTGCATCAAGCCACAGACTAAACTCGGTTTCGATGTGCTTATGAAAGTTTATCTTGTACCAACGTGCCGTTTTGATCGGATCATGATTTATTACTGGCACTTTACGTATCTCCCAGGTAGAGCTTTGAATGTCCTGATCTGTAAAGCAAACGTAATTCCAGTGTTGATTTTTACAGAATGGTTCTTTCAAATCATCATAGTTTCCGAAAATGGCGGTGTAGACTATCTTCAAACCAAATGTGTTTTATCCTTTATCCCGTTCTTCATTCTATAAGTGTGGAATACATAGAGTCCATCCATGCGAAATATCTTTCTGCCTGATTGTAGAACCGCTGTTGAGAAATCGTTGTCCACCCCCAGGCATTTGCCGTATTCCGAAAACTTAATCTCGTTCCAGGTGTTTTTACTGATCATCATCAGGAATCCAGAAATCTCATGCTTGATCTCTGTGACCTGAAACAAATTTCTTTTCTGGTTGTACGCTCTTTCGATGTGATAGTCAATACAAACATTGTCCGACACTACACCGTCAAGTAACTGATCTTTCGCGAGCGGGTGAATCCTATTCGTGAAGCAAGTGAATATCCCAACGGTTGGATTCCAGTTAACGTACTCATGCAGGATTTGGCCGCAGTCAGGAGTAAGAAACATGGTATCATAATCCATCAAGCAAGCCCAATCGCCATCAGGAATAAGTCGCATAGCTTCGTTATAAGCTTTGCCTAAATTCTTTTCTATGCTATACGGTTTTACAATATGGACTTTCATTTCTTGTGCCGGTAAGAATAACTCGATTTATAGCTACCGTGATCCGTATATCGCGGCTTCCCGAAATAATGTTCGTGGACTTCTTCAGCTTTGTAATACGCTTCTGTCATGGAAACATTTTCCTTTCTGAATGTCATCACCAGTTCATCAAAACTATCTGCGCTCATAGTAGCATTTCTAATCAAGTCTTTTGAGATCGTGACTATGTCACACTTACTCCCGTCTGTCGATATGAAACTGTATTTGATCATATACTTATTACCCCGCGCGTACTGTAAACACTTGGTTGTGGTATGTCAACCATCCATTCGTTAACGGCCATTGCCTTGCTTACCCATGGGTCTATTTTCTTTTCGTCCTTTGGTTTTACGATCTTGATGTTTCTTTCGTCATCTTCTTTTATTAAAATATTATCGAATGTCCACGTAACAATCGGATTGCCGGAATGCAAAACCTTTGCGCTGGTGATCAGCTCCTTTGTTTTTTTGAGCGCGTTGGATAGTCCTTTGCCCTGACGGTTTATGACTACGTTTATGCCGTGTTTCTCCTGTAGCCGGGCCGCTAAATCCTTCGCGTTCCATTCGTCATAACCCATCATTCGGATGGTGTTAGTTTCGTTGATCTGTAATATCCTTTGTTCCACTAACGCAAAATCTATGTTGTTTCCCGGCACGATGTTGATGTATCCGTCTTTAGCCCATAGATCATACCTGATATTGAATTTCTTTTGGTAGGCTTCCGCTGCTTTTTCCGGTATCCAGATATTCCAGAATGGTATAATTGTTTCGCTTCCGGCATCGTAGTACAATTCACAAAGGGACGTTAAGTCTGACGTTGACGAAAGATCCAGCCCAAGCCACACAAACTCACCGTGAAAGTCTTCGCGCTTAACATCCCCGATCAGTGAAGTCCAGTATTCAGTTTTAATCCATTTGGTTTCTGAGCTGGTCCACTGGCCGAGTCTCAGCCTGCGAAAACTATTTTCGTTAGCCGGGTCGTTCTCTACTTCTTTCGCTTCCGCTTCGATACTTTCCCGGAGGTTTTCTGAGTAGTCGTAGAGGGGGTTTGCTTTTCTCCAGGTGTCTGGGGAATAGATGTCGTCTGTTGCTTCGGACTCGTAAATAACACCCCAATACCCATCGTCCTGAATAGAGCCGCTAAGTAGTTTTCTTGTGTATTCATAATGGTAGTAACAAATTGAAAGCTTGTCGGTGCCAGGGGTGGTAATCATTATCCCGAGCGGGTTTGATCGCTGGCCGGTGGAGGTGTTAAGTGTGTCGTAAAGATCCCGGTTCTTGGCAACGTGAAGTTCATCGTATATCCATGCGTGCGAATTAAAGCCGTGTTTGGTTTCTGATTTAGAAGTGATCTTTTTTATGAAGGAATCCTTATAGGTAATGGACGAGGTAAATGGCTTCATGGCCTTCCGAAGCACCGGATCATTCTCCACCATTTTCTTTGCAGCGGCAAACAAAAGCCCGGCCTGTTCATCATCCCCGGCACAGTTATAAATCTGCGCGCTGTTCTCTCCATCGTTACCTAAAAGCGCCACCTCAACCCCTGCCATCATCGTAGTTTTGGCATTCTTTCGCGGCATCTGGATATAAACTTTCCTGATCAACCGCTTGCCGTTATCACGCTTTAAACCGAAGATTGGTCGTAGGATATCGTCTTTAAAGGCATCAGGCAGGATAAGAGGCTCCCCGTACAAATCCCCTTCGACATGTCGGCAATGCTTCTCAATGAAGGCTATTTTTTCATCCGCTGCCTTGGCATCGTATCTGTATTTTTTCTTAAGCGCCTCAAATCTTTCTCGTGGGGTCATCAAATCTATTTCAACAAACTCATTTCCTTCCCTTCTTTCTTCTGAACCGCAGGTATCTTCTGAACATCCAGCGGGCTAAATCCAAACTTTGCGCCGTACTTATCAATGACTTTTGTTGCCTCCGACAATACGGCCATCATGGGATTGGGCACCCGGTACACCTGGCCCTTTGTTCCAATTTCCTCCACCACAAACCCCTCATCCTGTAGGCTTTTCTCGGCCTCACGGGCCATCCACACCGCCCAGCAATACCGCCTCAATGGTTCAAGGCATGCCTTCGCTAAGTACCCGGCCTTTTTCAGATCATGGCATCTATCCTTCCAGAACGATTGAAGTGGATACGGCCACCCCGCAGGGCAAGCCGGCATCCGCTCACCATCCCAAACATCTAATTCAACCGATTCGACTTCGCGTGAGGCTTCAAATGTGCCCTGCATTTCCTTCTCTTCCTTCGTTTTTGCCCTCATATTGCGGTTTTATACCTAAAAACTTAGTTTGAAACATTGCGCGCAGAAAAACGCGGC